GGAAGCTGCCTGCCATGTATGTCGGGGAGTACGCTGAGCAGGATGCGGCGCTGACACTGAAGCTCTGGCAAGCTTTTAAGATCAAGCTGCGGCAGGAGGATGTCGAGTCCATCTTCGATCTGGAGACGCGCCTGTTCCCAGTGCTTCTATCGATAACGGCCAAGGGTGTTCGCTTTAACCGTAATCGATGTGAGCAGACTATTTCGGAACTGGTCCTCCGAGAGCGTGGCTTGGTGGCTCAAATAAAGAGCCTGTCCGGGGTTGGCGTGGACATCTGGGCCGCCGCCTCGATTGCCAAAGCTTTCGACAAGCTAAGCGTCCCCTACCCAAAGACCGATACCGGCTTGCCAAGTTTCACCAAATCTTTCTTGGATGAATGCCCGCACGAGATCGGCAAACTAATTATCGAGGCCCGCGAGACCAATAAGACGCACAGCACGTTCCTGCGGCCTTACCTCGAGTTCTCGGCCAAGAGTGGGCGTATCCATCCCCACATCAACCAACTGCGCAATGACGATGGAGGCACTGTCACAGGAAGAATGTGCGTGTCGGGGGATACTATTTTAGAAACAACCCGTGGTGATTTTAGAATAGATGAGTATGTCCCTCAAAAAGATGATTTTATATTGACACATCGCAATCGGCACCGTAGGATTCTTAGGAAATTTTTAAAAGGCGTTGAGAAAATGTTCAGAATGACCCTTGAGAACGGGGCATTTGTGACATGCACTGAAAACCACAGAGTGCTTACGCCTAGTGGGTGGAAAAAGTTAAAAGATCTAGTCGTGGGTGAGGAGGTTTACAGCCATGTCAGTAAGCAAGACAGATTTAGCCAACAAGGAGCTCGTAAAACGGGTCGTGGCGAGCTATGTGTCCCACAAGAAGCCCACCTTACGAGAGGTCGCGGAGGAATTCAAGATTACCTATCATACGGCTATGGTGATGGTTCGTGTAAGCTTGTCGAAGGAGCATATACTGCACGAGAAGAGGTTGCGTTACTCTCGCGGGAAAGTAGGTTCCTTGAACCCGATGCACGAAAAAACAGGGGAGAAACACCCCAATTACAAAGGAATTGTTTCGGACGGGAAGAATTATCTTTTGGTCCTCCGCCCACCTTGGTTTACCTCAAGGCTGGGCTCGAAGCACGTTTTTCTACACCAAGTGGTGTTTTGCCAAGCAGTGGGGTTAACGGGGATTCCGAAAGGATTCACTATTCACCATATAGACGGGAATTCGAAGAACAACGATATACACAATCTAGCGATGATGTCGACGCACGGGCATGCCCGTATGCATCATCCAAAATCCGAGAAATTTACGCTGTGGGACCGACATGCGTCTGGGATATCGAAGTCGAAGAGGACCACAGCTACGTTGCCGGGGGAATAGTTCACCACAATAGTATGTCCGCGCCGAATCTACAGCAGGTACCGGCCCGACACGAGGTCATCGGACCGCTGGTGCGCTCTCTGTTCCTGCCAGAAGAAGGCGAACTATGGGCCTCCAATGACTTCTCTTCCCAAGAGCCGCGCTTATTAGTGCACTATGCCTCGCTGTTGGACTTACCCGGCTCGGATACCATGGTAGACGCGTACCGGAACAACCCCGACACCGACTTCCACCAAATGGTGGCGGACATGGCAGGCATTAAACGCAAGGCCGCCAAGACCATTGGCTTGGGGCTGATGTACGGCATGGGTGTGGCCAAACTCGCCACACAGCTCGACCTGTCCCACGAAGAAGCCAAAGAACTAATCGACACCTTCCACAAGAAGGTGCCATTCCTAAAAGGCACGGTGAACTCGGTCATGCGCCGTATCGACCACCCCGCCTCCGGCGGCGCTATCCGCACCCTGTTAGGCCGCAAATGCCGCTTCCCGCTGTGGGAACCCATGCAGTGGGGCGTGAACAAGGCGCTGCCTTACGAACAGGCTGTCGTGGAGTACGGACCAAGGATCAAGCGGGCGGGCACCTACAAAGGATTGAACCGCCTGATTCAAGGCTCAGCGGCAGATCAGACTAAGATGGCCATGGTGGCTTTGCACGAGGCCGGAGAAAATCTCCTGCTCCAAGTGCACGATGAACTGGTGTTGTCAGTAAAAAACCGCGCTCAGGCTGAACGGGCTGCGGAGATCATGGCGACCTGCGTCAAAATGGAAATCCCCAGCCGGGTTGACGTAGAAGTCGGCCCGAACTGGGGAGAAGCGAAATAAACGCAATAAACGCAACTAGCTAGCTATCTTCGTTCCAAAACTTTTCCTTCTCGACGTGCCGCATCACTGCGGCCGCGTCGATGAAGTCCTTATCCTGATAGCGGAATGTCCCGTCCAACACGTTGTACGTAACGCGGGCCATGATCATCCCGTCCCCATCTACGTAGGCAATGTTGCCATTACCAAGCTCCGCCCACCGGGGCTTTTTCTTTGCCATCAGTCTTCCTTCTTGCCACGAAAGATATGGTAAAGCTCACCATACGCAGCCTTACTCTGCTCGTAGCTGGTGGCCACGACCACGTCTCGCGCAGCATCCATGATGTGGTGAAGCTCACGTAGCCACTTGGCCGCTAACAGATCATCATCATCCCGCGCACGATCCTCCAAGTTACTGGCAACGCGCTCAATCTCGTTTCCGCTCACCATCTTCACCCCTTTCACAGGAACCCCTCAATCCGCTCCACCGGCCATCCCGTTGTCTTGTGAACACGCAAGATGAAATCCGAACTCACAGCATTCGTCCCGTGCCGAATCTTAGACATCGTGCTACGCGACACCTTCAAGAAGTCACACAACTGACCGTCCGAGGACAACGCAAACTCCCACTTCAATTGGTCTATCAGGGGGTGTGCAGGTAGTGGTGTACAGTTACTCGAACCCTTTGGCCTTCCCATCTTATGTTTCCTCACGGTTATGCTTGAAAAGATAATCTTCGCGATACTCTGTTGGTGGCACCCACCCGTACTTGCGCCAAATCGCCTGTACATTTGCCCCCGGCCGCCATTTGAAGTCCTCCAGCAACCGAGCGTGTTTAGCCGAGCTACCGTACAAATTGACATCCGGCACCACCATGTATTCATCCGTAACGACTTTGAATTTCATGACCCGCCTCCTTATTTATTGCCTTCATGGACCACGAACTCCACAAAATCGTCCATGTCCGTTCGCACAATAGGCTCCTTGCTCAGCCCATACTCCTGTAAGACTACCTCACGCATCATGGTCAACGCCGCTTCCACCACATTCACATGCGTCGCTACGTAAGCATGTAGCCCAATCTGCTCAATCTGCCCTAGCCCCTCAACAAGCTCTTCCAATACCCGCGCAGCCTCATTGGCAATATGCTGCTGCTCTGCCCATCGTTCTTGTTCACCCATTACTGTTCTCCCTAGTCTTCCATATGTGATAGCCCCGTGGCCCCTTCACGGCCATGAAGCGCTTGGCGGTACTCGTCTAACAACTCATGGGCCGCGTCCCACGATCTCTCTGGTCTCAACAACGCGCATTCCAGCATCACGGCTAACCGGTGCGCGAACCGATCTCCAACATCATCCACCGTTCTTCTCCTTCAGCTTGGCGTGTACCGTGTCTTCAACATACGCTTTTGCAATGTCGTATGCCAAAACAATAAACGCAACGGGAAGCATTAGCCACACAAGCGGGATTAAAATTAACTTCACGGCGCACCCCTTTCCCTCACCAACAACGCAGCCGCTAAGGTCCCATACCCCTCCATGCCTGCCTGCTCAACGACCACGGCACACGCCTCGCGCTCCGCTGCTGCAACCAGTTTGGCAAAGCGTTCGAGATGTTCTTCCGACATTCCAATCTTCACGCCAGTGGTTCCATCTGGATAAGTAACACCAGCAACTTCCCGCGCCATGCGGATAATGTCCTCGGCATTCATTCTCTTCCCCTTTGTCGGATTTGATCTGCTAACACTGTCCTTGGCATACCGTTGCATCTCCAGTTCTCAGCAATATCAGCACACGCCTCGCGCTCTTTCGCTTCAACTAGCTTGGCGAAGCGAAACCATTCTCTCGGAATAATGATGTCCGGGCATCCCGCCTCACGGGCCATGCGAACGACATCGCTTCGCTTCATGACTCGTCCTCCCTCACTTCCATCATTGCGTCTGCGATCATGTAGCACTCTTTTGCACATGCTACTAGGCTATCTACATCTCCATGCCACCCTATTTGATTCATTGCTTGAGCCGCAAAATAATCGCGCAGGTCCATGCCCTCGCTATCGTCAAATTTATTCACCGCTTTCAATGGAAACGCTTTCATCAAACCTCTCCCAAAACAATTGGTATTACCTCACTCTCCGTCTCAATCCATACCTTCGCGCCACACGACAACGGCTTATCCGGTGAATAGACCACTCTCGACGGACCCTTGATCTCTACCTCATGCGCATACGTATTTGACTTGTAAGTCTTGACCGTTAACACCGGCTCACGCGCCCCGCTCTTGCTGTTCTTCCGAACCACATGCTGATTCACATGAACCACCGTCTTCACCTAAATCCTCCGCTGACAATTAAACGCTTGTATGTCAGCGCGGAAGCTTCCAGCGAACTTGCAATCACTCACAATCCGCGCCTCCGCCATCACCCCACCAATCCACAACCCTATGTAGAACAACACAATCGCAGCAAGGGACTTGGCCCACAAAGCATTTACCCACGCCCACGCAGTCTTAATGTAAGAAGTATCAAACGGCATCATCTTGTCTCCCATATCAATCAACCATCCTAATATTTGACGAACTCAAACACACCCTCGTGTGAAAGTCATACATCGTCCCCGTCACCGCATCAACATACACCTTCCGAGACCACTCCTGCTTCTTCGGCTTTTCAGCCTTCATCCAATCAAACGGACTACGCTCCGTAGGCTCCTCCACCTTCCGAGTCCATATCTTCACCTCAGCAATGCAAAATTTACGCGTCTCACGGCCCATGATGCTTTCAATCTTCATCTTCACCTTCGGGGCCCGCTTCAATAACACCATGTCACTTTCCTTCACACAGCCATAGCTGTGCCGTATCTCACGTGCCTCAGTCATGCCCTCTGCTCCTGTCCTTTAATCTGGTAATCCTTAAAAATAACACCCTTACTTGCATCCCCACGCTTATGCGGCTTGCGCCAAAACCGCTTATTGTTCCTCACGACCCAATGCCCACGGACATCATGCAAGCGAGGCGTTGCATGGGTACCACCTAACGACTCACCACTCGAGTAACGCGGCTCAAGGACCACGGTAGTCCACTCAAACAACGGCTTCTTGCCCTGCCGAATACGCTTTGCTTGATTTTTCTTCGACTGCGCTTTGTATATGGGCATGGACAACTTCTCCATGCTTTTTAACCAAAAGCTAATCGCAACTAAGGACGCATTCGCGGCCTGTTTTAACCGCTCATCTTTGTAATGCTTTTTCTCAACAAAAAAGATACTTATCCCCGATTCGATATCTTCCTCATGTGGGTCAGCAAAGAATGGCGCATATTTGTTTACCACCCCTCTCCCCTTGGATAACGCATCGATAATCAAGCCGCGTTTGCCCGGTTTTTCAGGATGTTCCCCCTCCTTCGCCGCTACCAATACCTTGTTGTCGTACTCGTCAAAAAACACCACCCCACAAAAAGGGAAAGGAAGATTTTCCTGAATCCCCTCTATCGCTAACGTATGGTCATAGTCCTCCCGGACTGAGTTCCATAAGGAATGCATGTCAAACCACATCATCTCAGCAGCTTGCTCAGGAACTAATGCCGCCATCTCAGCAATCAACGGTGTCACACCTCTACCCTCCTCTCCTTTCTCTGCGCCAGCCTCTCGGCCGTCTTCGCCACGCAACTGCGGCATATCCAACGCTTGGCTTTTCCAAAATAACGGAACTCGCCACCCTCCTCCACACGATCAAATTGACACGTCGTGCAGAACCGCTTCTTCACCCGCTCTTCCATCACTTACTCTTCTTGTAGTCAAAGTCCTTCGTCTCAAACGACGACGTATTGCCGCCCTCCCAGACAATATGCACCATGTCCGCGAACATGTACCAACACCCATGAACGTTCGGCCCCGCCGGTGTCGTACTAATCACCATCCGCGCATTCTCCGAACCCTTCCGATCACACTTGCTCGATAACAGCAAAATCTTCCCGCCCGCCTGATTCCTCATCTCCAACCACTCCTCGGCCGCCCCCGCTACCAACGGCAGCAGCAACGCCATCCCCACAATCAGCTTCTTCATGACAATTTCCTCTCTCCCTTCTTAAACGCCACCTGCTCAGCAATAATTAACGCCCTCTCCGGCGTGTAATCCACCAAGCTCTCCACGTCCCCACACTCAGGACACCAATTCAACCCCTCACCACTCACCGCACACTGACCACCCGGAATCTCCGACCAGTCATCAACAAAACCACACTTATAACAAATCGCTAAATCCCACTCGTCCAAATTCTCTATCTCCGCAGGATTCACGCCCCGCGAACCATTGTGCTCACTCATAGCAACTCCCCTAACTCCGACTCAATCAAGTCCTCGTAATACGCCAACAGCCGAGGATTCCTATGCACCGCCTCGTCCGCATCCTTCCAAAGCACCTTGCTAGGCCGCAAGATATCAAAGGCAATCTCACGATATCCATAGCAGTCAATGTCACTGTCCGAGGACCACGGATCGCGGCCCCCGGGCAATACCGTGAAATGGATCACGCCCAATAAACAGGGACTATCGTTGTACTCAGACTCGATTAAATATTTATATCGGATGGCAGGCTTCATGTCATACCCCATGCAAGAAAAGCGATATGACAATTACTGCAATTGCGCAGCCAAGTACAGCGCCAAGTAAGCCAACAAGTAGTAAGACTATTTCGTCAGGGTCCATGCTGTGTTATCCTTTCTGTGTTGAAGGTTGGTGCTTTAGTTACGGAACGCGGACCGGGGACCGGGTAGTAATTACATAGGTTTCACAATTTACTGGAGTTATGGTAAGGCATGGATGGTATTGATGCAAGGAAAATCTTTGTGGTCATTAGATCAAAAAGTTATGAAAACTCGGTTCTTTATATGTTTGAAGGGTTCCCTATAGAACTTTTTTCACTAAGAAATTATTTTTGATTTTTTTTTGTGAAATTAGGCGTAATAGACGTAATGCCGTAATAAGTGAGTACTGGTGCGGGTTTTCAGACTTACGTTAGCATCACGTTTATATTTAGGAAACGTAAGAAATACAAATATTCAGGGGGGACCCGTGAGACTGCTTTTTTTGTTTCATTTTTTTTTCTTAGTCAAAAAAAGTCTATAGGAACCCTTTGATTGTTCCGGGGCGTTGTTCGGAAGTTTCCTTGACTATACGAGTTTCGCTGCGTAATATGCGGGCAGTCGGTTTAGGGGGTTATATGATGTATGAGATTGATCAGAACGTAGAGATTCCAGCAAGCCGGACGCGCTACCCGTTTCCTGACATGGAGCCCGGGGATAGCATTTTCTTTTCAACGGAACGACAGGCTATCTCGGCGCGTGTAGCGGCCGTTAGGTACGCTGCCAAGTACAAGTCCGATTGGAAGTTCACCCTGCGTAGGATTGAAGAAGGCTGGCGTTTGTGGAGGCTTTCGTAATGCCAAAGAAGGATGTTTGGAACGTCCCGCCTGTGGTGCCGAAGAAGGCAGCGCAGCGGATGTCTGAGAAGGTGCCGTCGCTGTCCTCGTTGAAGACAATGACGGGCCGTAAGCGGATGGTCACGCCCAAGCATTGGAAGTTCATTACCGAGTACGTCTCAGGCGACGGCCGAGTGACGATGAAGGAAGCGGCTATTCGGGCGGGCTACAACGAAAAAAGCGCTTCTGTCATCGCTTGGCAGTTGACTAACCCGGACATTAATCCGCACGTGGTGGCGGCTATTCAGCAATACCGGGCAGAACTGGCTTCGAAGTACAACACATCGTATGAGCGGCATATGAAAGACCTGCAGCTAATTCGTGATAAGGCGCTGGAGGCGGGCGCTTTTGCTGCTGCTGTTCAGGCGGAGTATCGGCGGGGGCAGGCGTTGGGGACGATATACGTTGAGCGGAAGGAAATCCGGCACGGCACTATCGATTCGATGAGCAAAGAGGAAGTACAGCGCAAGCTTGACGAGTTGAAAAAGCTATATGGCGGGCCGCCTCCTACCGCCATAATCGATCTGGAGCCCTCAGACGTGCGTGAGAGCGCCGAAAAGGACGTGGACCCTACTTTCACCCTCCCGGTGGCAGAACCGCCTCCTGACGTGTTTGAGAGGCTTTCAGAGGACGATGGCGAGGAAACCTGAATCTGTCTTTTCGGACTATGTCCGGGAGCGCTTGCGAGATGTGGATATATCCCGCGTTGAATCGGTGGCCAATCTTGGCTTTCCTGATATGGTGGTGGCCGATAAGCTTGGCGGCGGCCGCGTTGGCTTTTTGGAAAATAAGGTGGTGCGGCGCGGATTGAAGGTTGACGTTCGGCCGCATCAAATTTCTTTTCTTTTTCGCCACTGGTCCTATGGGTGCCCGGCCTTTTTGCTTGTGAAGCATTTGCCTATTGGAAAGCGAATCGG